TAAATGCAAAAATTGTGGTTTGCAACTACGAGCGCCTGCACCTTCTAAACCCTGATGATTTTGAGTGCGTCATGCTTGACGAATCAAGCATCTTGAAAAACTTTGCAGGCAAGACACGTGACCAGATCGTGGCGTTTATCAAGCGCGTGCCGTACCGTTTCCTAAGCACTGCCACACCCAGCCCGAACGACTTTATAGAGCTTGGGAACAGCTCTGAAGCCCTTGGATACATGGGCTATATGGACATGTTGTCACGGTTTTTCAAAAGCACTCAGAACGATCAGGACAGCAACAACCGAAACATTGGGAACAAATTCAGACTACTTGGACACGCTGAACGCGACTTCTTCGCATGGGTCAATCAATGGTCAGTAATGGTTAAAAAGCCGTCTGATTTGGGGTTTTCGGATGACCGCTATTCATTACCATCACTACACGTAAACAAGCATATTGCACGCAATCAGAAACAATGGTGCATTGATGGTCAAACATCATTATTCGTCATGCCTGCGCGAACAATGACAGAGGTCAAAGGAGAGCAAAAAACCACTGTGAACGAACGCTGTGAGCAAGCAGTGGCGCTTGCCAGCGGTAAGACTTCGGTTTACTGGTGCAACCTCAACGACGAAAGCGAACTATTGGCAAGCCTTGATAAGGATGCGGTAGAGATCATAGGCGGCATGTCGATTGACAAGAAAGAGGAAATTCTTGTCTCCTTCGCTAGGGGAGAGATTAAGCGCCTGATTACCAAGGCTCGGATGACAAGCATGGGCCTCAATTGGCAGCATTGCAATCACACCGTATTTTTCCCGACCTGGAGCTACGAACAGTATTACCAAGCAATCCGCAGGTTTTGGCGATTCGGCCAAAAGTCAGAGGTCACTTGTGACATGGTGATTAGCGAAGGTCAAATGCGCGTCATGGAAGCGTTGGAGCAAAAGACACAGAAAGCAATTGAGCTTTACGGCAATTTGGTACAAGCCGCTAATCAAGATTTTTCGTACACATCAAAAGAATTTAACCAAGCCGTCAAATTACCGGAGTTTTTGAAATGAAAACAAAAGACCAAATTCACACACCAACTTACAGCATTTTTAACAGTGACTGCATGGAGGTCTTGCCGACTCTGCCTGATGCGTCTGTTGATCTATCTATCAATTCTCCTCCGTTTGGTGGACTGTATGCTTACACAAGTAGTCCGCGAGATTTTTCGAACTGCGATACCCGTGAGCAATTTTTGGAACAGTATGATTTTTTGATCGCTCAAATGGCGCGAGTGACAAAGCCTGGGCGAATCAATGCGATTCACTGTCAAGATGTTTTCGACAATTCTTGCCGCCTTTGGGACTTTCCGCATGAAATTATTGCAATCCATGCAAAGCACGGATTCACCTATCGCAATCGCATCACAATTTGGAAGGAGCCGCTGCGCGTTCGCACTCGCACAATGGTTCAAAGCCTGATGCACAAATTTATCATTGAAGACTCCACAAAGTGCTTCACTGCGATGCCTGATTACGTGCTGATTTTCACGCGCAATGGTGAAAACCAAGTACCAGTAACGCACCCTGAAGGATTCAAAAGGTATTACGGGCAGACTCCAATACTTCCAGAAATGCTGCGCATTTTCAACAGTACAAACGAAACCAACTTTACGGCGGAACAACTTTGGGATTACCTGCAAAACAATTTTGCAGACCATAAAGACCCGCGTTCAAATAAGTTATCGCACTACATTTGGCAACGCTACGCATCAAGTATTTGGGACGACATCCGCATTGACAATGTGCTCCCGTTCCGTGACAGTCGGGAAGAGGACGATGAAAAGCATGTTCACCCACTGCAGCTGGATGTGATTGACCGGCTGGTGGAGCTTTACAGCAACGAGGGCGAGGTCGTGCTGACACCCTTTATGGGCGTCGGCTCCGAGGTTTACAGCCCGGTTTCCATGGGCAGAAAAGCCATCGGAATCGAGCTCAAGGACAGCTATTTTAAGCAGGCAAAGATCAATCTTGAACTGGCAGCCAACAGGTTCAACAGCGAAAACACGTTCAAGCAGGAGTCGTTATTTTCAATGGACGATGACGCAGGCTTGGCATAGAATGTTCGCAAGCGCACAGACCAAACAAGGTTTGTGCGCATTTACCGGCTGTGGAAAGCCAAAAGGAACATGATGATTAACCTTTCGATAACCCCGCACATTGACCCATCGAGGCGCTTGCCGACTTGTTCCGGGAATTCCACCTGTGCGCGGGGTTTTCAAAGGGTTAAGAAATGACGCAACAGTTTTGGTACGCCTACGAAGCCGCAAAACAGGCATGGTTGTCAGCCAACCAAAAAGCTACAGCTCAGGAGTACGAGGCGGCTATGCAGGCGATAGCGCAAGGGATGGGGCTATGAGGGATTACGCAAAAGTTGTTCCAACCTTTTGGACCGGTAAAACAGGGAAGGCTTTGCGCGCCAAAGGCAATGAAACGCTGATTGTCGGTATGTACCTGATGACAGCCCCACATTCCAACATGCTAGGTCTTTACTACCTGCCTTTGATCTATATCGCACACGAAACAGGGCTAGGGATAGAAGGGGCTTCGAAGGGGCTTCAAGGGGCCATCGAAGCGGGTTTTTGTAGCTTCGATGAGGCTTCTGAAATGGTTTGGGTTCACGAAATGGCTTTTTTCCAAATTGCTACTGAATTGAAGCCTGCGGACAAGCGTTGTATGGGCATTCAAAAGGATTTTGACAACCTGCCAAATAACCCGTTTTCAGAGGCGTTTTTGAGCAAATACAAGGCTGCTTTTCACTTATTGGATGCAAGGGCCATCGAAGCCCCTTCGAAGCCCCTTACCAAGCCCCTTCGAAGCCAAGAACAAGAACAAGAACAAGAACAAGAACAAGAAAAAAATAGCCGCGTCGCCGCAGTCGCGGACTCCACCTCAAAAACTATTTCGATCAAAGATTTAGTTTCCGAAGGTGTGGAAAAGCAAAAAGCAGCCGACTGGCTTGTTTTGCGAAAAGCGAAAAGACTGCCACTTACCTTGTCAGCATGGATTGACACAAAAGCCGAGGGGGAAAAAGTAGGGCTTACACCGGCTGATACTGTGGCTCATGCGGTGAGCTGCAATTGGGCTGGGTTTAAGGCAAGCTGGTATGCCAAAGACAATGGCAGTCCGATGTACTCAGGCGGCATATTTGCCGGGGCCATCTGATGCGCGGGCAAGAAAACATCATCGCAATGCGGCTTTGCGGCAAGGTGCCAAAGATCGTATTTTTGAACGACTACGATTGCAAGACAGACTGGTTCGACTGCGGTGACCATGCCACTGTTTGCTGTGACAAAGACACCATTTCAAGCCTTGACTTGCGCTTTTTGGTCGGACTGACGGTCAGCATCAGCGCCAGCACGGAAGCCCGCGCAAAAGCATTGTTTGCCAAGGCAAAATGGTTTGGGGCAAAGACCGCGGCCGCGTGCCACGTGCAAACCGACAAGACTGCATTCGATCAATCCGGCTGGACCGAAATTTACAGAAAAGAGGATGGAAATGACTGAGTTTTTTGATGACACGATTGACTTTGCGGCATACCTGAAAGACACGGATGCAAAGACCAAGGTAAAGCCAGCGTCTGATTTTGTGCAGGACGCAAAAAACAGACTTCGCAGCCACGCCAAAGCCAAGCGGACTTACCTGCCATGGCCCAAGTGCAATGCATCTTTTGAGTTTCGCCGTGGTGAGGTCACAGTCTGGGCTGGTCAGAACGGGCACGGCAAAACCGACGTGACCACTCAAGTCGCCATCAGTTTGGTCGGTCAAGATGAAAAAGTCTGCGTTGCCAGCTTTGAAATGAAGCCGGTAACCACAATTGGGCGCATGGTGAGGATGTTTGCCACCACCAATCCATTTTCTGAGGAGTACCAAGGGGGTAGTGGCTTGGATGTACTTGACGGCCTTTACGATGATTTTGGAGACTGGACAAAAGGGCGGTTGTGGTTGTACGATCAAACCGGGACCGCGCGGCCAGATACGGTGCTTGGCATGATCAAGTATTGCGCAGTTGAATTGGGCATCACTCACGTGTTTATTGACAGCCTCATGAAATGCGTAAAGGCTGAAGACGATTACAACGGGCAAAAAGACTTTGTTGACCAGCTTTGCGCAATGGCCAAAGACTGCGACATTCACATTCATTTGGTTCACCACCTGAAAAAGCCCAGCAAAGAGGGAGACATGCCGGACAAGCACGACACCAAGGGCAGCGGGTCAATCACCGATCAAGTGGACAACCTTTTCATGGTTTGGAGAAACAAGCCGAAGGAGGATGCATGGAAAGCCCAAGGCAGCAAGAGCACAAAGCAGACTGAGCCGGATTGCTTTTTGCTCTGCCGGAAACAGCGCAATTACGAGGGCAGCCAAGACGGCGAGCCGCTAATCAGCCTGTGGCGGAACAGAGATGCTGGTAATTTTGTGGCCGAGGCCGGGGCGTCAGCGCAGTTTTTTCCAAATTACCCACACGTGGAGTCAATGTAATGCATGACACCCTACCAAGCCCGAATCCTTGCGCACCTGGTGGCAATGGCGAAGCTGGACAAGGCATATGCATGGGCGGCGTCGAAGCAATACGCGGAAATAGACCGGTACGAGCTGGCGCAGATGCCGGAACTTCTCACGAAAGCAATGAAAAAATGAGTAAAGCTGATTTGATTTTGTACGCCCTGACGCTGCCACTCAGGCTGGCGCTGTTTTTCGTCTGCGCTGTTGGGCTCATCGTCGGCATCTGCGTGATGTCGTGCGCCGGGGGTGAGCGGTGATAGTCGGCATAGACCCGGGCCAGCAAACCGGCATTGCTGTTTTTGAAAGCGGCAAATTGTGGAAGCTGGACACAATAGACCCGTTTGAAATCGTGGCCTACATCACAGCGGCAAAGCCAGCGCGCGTAATCTTTGAGGACTCTCGCTTGATCAGCCACATGTTTACCACGGTAAAAAGCAGGCCAGCAGCTCTGAAAATGGCGCGCAACGTCGGGGAGATAGATGCATGGTGTAAGCTGATCGTGGCGACTTGTGGGCAGCTTGGGATACCGGCCTACGGTATCAGCCCCAAGAACAAAGGCGCAAAGCTGGACGCGGCGCAGTTTAAGGCGGAGACGGGTTGGGCAGAACAAAGCAACCAGCACAACCGGGACGCTGCAATGGTGGCGTGGCCATATCGGAAGGCGGCGAAGCAATGACCGCTACAAATAAAATAGCTGCTCGCGCAGTGTCTGCGTGCGGTAGCGGCATAAAAAAGCAACCAAATCAATAAAGGGAAAGCATGAAAGCTCAACAACAGGACCAAGCTGCATATTTGGTAAATCGCCACCCGACAAGCAGCGACAGCGAAGACGACATTATTCGTCAGGCTTTGGTTATTCTTGCGCGCAGGGTAAGCGCCTTTCAAACAGTTTTCAGTGATCCAAACGCAGTAAGGCAGTATTTGGTCATGCGAAATGCAGCCGAAAGTGACCAGTTTGTCGAGCGCTTTACAGTTTTGTTTTTGGATAACCAGAATCGAATGGTTGCGTCCGAAACAATGTTTACAGGGACGCTTAACCAAACCAGCGTCTACCCGCGGGAAGTCGTCAGGGCAGCCCTTAAACACAATGCGTCGGCGGTGATCTTGTCGCATAACCACCCAAGCGCATCTGTGCAACCATCCAGAGCCGACGAGAATTTGACAGGAACACTGAAAGCAGCGCTGGCGCTGGTAGATTGCCGGGTGCTGGATCACATCATCACAAGCCCGGATGGCCAGTCACTCAGCATGGCAGAAAAAGGGATGATCTAACCATGGCCACAAAACAAAGCAACCCAGCCGACAAGGTAGAGCAGTGGGACATAACCAAGCTGGTGCCCTATGCCCGCAACAGCCGCACCCACTCGGACGCGCAGGTGGCCCAAATAGCGGCCAGCATAAAGGAGTGGGGCTGGACAACACCGGTACTGGTTGACGAGGACGGAAGCATCATCGCAGGCCACGGTCGCACCTTGGCAGCCCAGCGCCTCAAGATGACGCAGGTTCCGGTCATGGTGGCAAAAGGGTGGAGCGACACAAAAAAACGGGCCTACATCATCGCGGACAACAAGCTGGCGCTGAATGCCGGGTGGGATGATGAGATGCTCAAGATTGAGCTATCGGATTTATTGGGCGAGGGGTTTGATGTGGAGCTAACCGGCTTCACGCTGGCTGAAATATCAGCGCTTGGCCTTGACGAACAGGAGTCGGAAAACGCGGCAGACGGCGAATCGCCAAAATGCAACCTGTCAGATCGCTTCATGATCCCGCCCTTTAGTGTACTCAATGCCCGCGAGGGCTGGTGGCAAAACCGCAAGAAAGCGTGGCTGGCGCTGGGCATAAAGAGTGAGTTAGGACGAGATGCCTCTGTTGGCGGCTCAAAGATGGTTTCGGGATATGGAGAGGCAGGGCGAGAGACGGGTCTAGTTGCTGAAAGCGATACGTCCATCTTCGACCCCGTACTCTGTGAAATCGCCTACCGCTGGTTTTCTCCGGTCGGCGGGCTGATCCTGGACCCGTTCGCGGGCGGCTCGGTGCGCGGCATCGTGGCCAGCAAGCTGGGGCGGCAGTACATAGGGCATGAGCTGCGGCAGGAGCAGGTTGACGCCAACCGAGCACAGGGCAGCGAGCTATGCGGCGACGAGGAGCACCCGCCAGCATGGATAGCGGGGGACAGTCGCAACATAGACACGACCTGCGCTGATGTGCAGGCGGACATGGTGTTCAGTTGCCCGCCCTATGCCGATCTGGAGGTTTACAGCGATGACGCCCGCGACCTGTCCACTATGCCTTATAAGGATTTCAGGACGGTCTATTTTGAGATCATTAAGAAGGCGTGCGACAGGCTAAAGCCCGACAGCTTCGCCTGCTTCGTGGTGGGCGAGGTGCGGGACAAGAAAGGCAATTACATCGACTTCGTTGGCGACACCGTGCAGGCGTTCCGCGATGCGGGCCTTGCGTATTACAACGAGGCCATATTAATTACATGCGTTGGATCGCTTCCAATACGGGCCGGGAAGCAATTTAGCTCAGGCCGCAAGCTGGGGAAGACGCACCAGAACATTCTGGTGTTCGTCAAAGGCGATGGTAAGCGGGCTGCAACCCGCTGTGGAACGGTTGATGTGGATGAATCAATGTTTGACGGCATCGAGACGGTAGGCGGCGATGAGGGCTGATTTGCCAGCATCAATGCAGGCGTTTACGTCGCGCCCTATCTGCACAAGGAAGCGCGGGTTCGTGTACGCGCTATGGGCATCAAGAACCGCGTTACGGTGCGCGCCCAGCCGTGGAAAGCGGGCGGCGATTGAAAAGGCTTTTTGCCAGTCACCGGCAGCAGCAGCGTTTTTTAGGGTTTGCAGTTTTGTTTCCATGCTTGTGAATCTACCTAGCAGCGGGATAAAAGTCCAGACATAAGGACAAATATAAATGGCACTGACACCTAAGCAGGAAGCCTTTGCACAGGCCATAGTGACCGGCGTAAACCAGTCGGATGCATACCGGGCGGCGTTTTCTGTTGGGGCAAAGACAAAGCCGGAGACCGTAAACCAAGCGGCCAGCCGTTTGATGGCAGACAGCAACGTTGCAGCAAGGGTGGAAGAACTACGTGCGCCAGTTGCAAAGAAGGCTCAGATCACGCTCGAAAGCCACTTGGACGACCTGCTTAGACTGCGCAACATGGCAGCTAAGGAAAAGCAATACAGCGCAGCAATCACAGCCGAGGTGGCCAGGGGCAAAGCGTCCGGTGTTGTGACCGACAAGATCGACATCGGCGGATCGCTGGCCGTTGCTACGTTGAACGTTAACAAACTCAGCGCGACCACCCTGCGCGCCATCATGGCTGCCAAAGATGCTACTAAGCCACATTGACCTGCTCAACTGCGAGCGTGAGCTTTGCCGCCTATCACTGGCAGACTTCGCACAGCGCGCATGGCGGGTGCTGGAGCCAGCGGCAGAACTCAAATGGGGCTGGGCGCTTGATGCTATCTGCCTGCACTTGGAGGCCGTCACCGACGGGAGAATCAACCGGCTGTTGATGAACGTTCCGCCGGGCAGCATGAAAAGCCTTTTGACCGGAGTTATTTGGCCAGCTTGGGAGTGGGGGCCGCGCGGGATGCCTCACATGCGCTACGTCGGCACGGCGCACGAAGAGCAGTTGGCCATCAGGGACAGCAGGCGTTGCCGGGATCTGGTCAAGTCGGAGTGGTATCAAGAGCTGTGGCCCATTGACCTGCTTGCGGATTTGGACGGAAAGCGCGAATTTGGCAACACCAAGAAGGGCATTCGACAGGCGCGCAGCTTCACCTCTATGACCGGGGTTCGTGGTGACAGAATCATCCTCGACGACCCAATAAGCGCAGACAGCGCCAACAGCGCGGCAAAACTTGAGGCCGCTCGCATTGCATTCACCGAAACTTTGCCAACCCGGGTCAACTCCGAGAAAAGCGCGATTGTCGTCATCATGCAGCGCTTGCACGAAAAAGATGTATCCGGCGTCATCTTGGAGATGGATTTGCCCTATGTGCATCTGTGCATCCCAATGCGCTTTGACCCGGCGCACCGGTGCACGACCAGCATCGGCTGGACTGATCCGCGCACCGAGGCGGGAGAATTGATGTTCCCTGAGCGCTTCGGGGAGGCGCAGGTGAAGGAGCTGGAACGTACGCTCGGAAGCTATGGCAGCGCTGGTCAGCTCCAACAGCGACCAGCCCCACGCGGCGGCGGCATTCTCAGGCTCGACTGGTTCCGGTACTGGCGCAACCTGCCGCCGCAGCTTGAATTCCGGGTGATTACGGCTGACACCGCGCAAAAGACCGGCGAAGCCAATGACTACAGCGTTCTCCAGTGCTGGGGGCGCTCAACCGTCGGCCAAGCCGTCATGCTCGACCAGATCCGGGGTAAGTGGGAATCGCCAGAGCTGATCATCAAGACGCGCGCATTTTGGCTCAAGCACCTCAACGATACCCTGCCGGTCTACCAAAAGGCCGCGCTCCGAGGCCTGTACGTCGAGGACAAGGTGTCAGGTACCGGCCTGATTCAAACCCTGCGGCGGGAGGGCGTGGCCGTGGTACCAGTGCAGCGCAACAAGGACAAGATAAGCCGGGGGCACGATGCAGCGCCATTCATCGAGTCCGGCAATTGCCTGTTGCCAGAGGATGCGCCGTGGCTTTCCGACTTCCTTGCAGAGGTCGAATCATTCCCCTCCGGCGCGCACGATGACCAGCTGGACCCGATGCTCGATGCAATCAACCTTGTGCAGCGCATTCCTGCATCCGTGGCCAAGACGGTCATTCCGATTGCAACTCAGCATCGGTGGAAATAGGGCTATAATTCAAACCGTCAAGTGGTGCAACATGAGACATCAACCAGAGCCGTTAAGCCCTGGCCTTCGCCCTTAAGTGGGACGTGTTGCACCACGGAAGGCTAGAACTTAACGGTTTTTTGCTTTCCGCCGTCAGGGCGCGAATTGACACAGCTAATGGGCCTGCATGGGCCGCACCCGATAAACACGCGCCACGGAACGACCAACCGTGACGTTCAGGCGTTAGCAAGGCGACCTGAGCAGCAATAGCCGGAATGTGACAGCCTGTGCCGATATTGCGATTAACTGCTCACCCTGTGCACTTGGTTGATGGACTGGCAGATGGACAGCATCAATGGAGATCGTGACCGTTCCCATGGTCACCCGGCATAGCTATGGATATGGCTATGAAGACTGACCGTGAATTGTTGGAGTTGGCGGCTATCGCCAAATTTTGAATGACATGCATACAGATACCGGGCGGCGTGATGTGCGTACAGCCGACTTTCAGGCCCGGTGACCAAGCCCCCGAAGGCTACTTGGCTTGGCACGAATGGGCTGAAACACAGCACAAAGCCGGATTGCGCCAGAAGGAATGCGGGCGGTGCGGGAAGTGGAAATACCCGCAGGAATTGAGCGCGACAGTAGACAGTTGCGAGATGCAGAGCCGCAAGGGGGCGATGACTGTGACGGCATCGGTTTGCCACAAGTGCGCGACGCCAACTAACTTGGATCAATGCCGTAAGCCTTCATAGCCGTTTGGGCCTCTATGGCGCTTTAATTCCCGGTGGCATAAAATCCCGGCAATTGAAGGACACACCCATGGCCAGACTCTCAACAGACCAGCGACTTGCAAACCTCCACGCGGAGGCGCTTGCCGAGTTTGACAGCATTCAAAGCGCTCTGCGGGATGAACGAATTCAATGCTTGCAAGATCGCAGGTTCTATTCTCTGGCCGGTGCCCAATGGGAGGGGCCGCTTGCCGACCAGTACGAAAACAAACCGAAATTTGAGGTCAATAAGGTCATGCTCGCTGTGATGCGGGTAATCAACGAGTACCGGAACAATCGCATTACCGTCGATTTTGTGAGCAAAGACGGCGAAGAGAACGACAAGCTGGCAGATGTTTGTGACGGGCTTTACAGGGCAGACGAACAAGCCAGCGTAGCAGACGAAGCCTACGACAATGCTTTTGAAGAGGCTGTAGGCGGCGGCATCGGCGCATGGCGGCTGCGCACAGTCTACGAAGACGACGAAGACCCGGAAGATGAGCGCCAGCGCATCCGAATGGAACCAATTTTCGACGCTGACAGCTCCGTGTTTTTCGACTTGGGGTCGAAGCGTCAGGACAAGTCCGATGCCAAAAGCTGCTACGTCATCACCAGCATGACAACGCAGGCATACAAAGACGCCTACAACGACGACCCGGCAAGCTGGCCAAAGCTCATCCATCAATATGAGTTTGACTGGTGTACGCCAGACGTTGTTTTCGTTGCCGAGTTTTACAAGGTGGAAGAGAAGTCGGAATCAATCCGAATTTTCAAAAACCTCACTGGGGATGAAGAGCGCTACACCCCGATCGACTTTGCCAACGATGAAACCTTGGAAGAAACACTGGCCGCCATCGGCTCGGTCGAGGTGCGTCAGAAGCGCATCAAAACGCGCAGGGTGCACAAGTACATCATGAGCGGCGGCAAGGTGTTGGAGGACTGCGGCTACATTGCCGGAAAGTGCATCCCGATTGTGGTGGCCTACGGAAAACGCTGGTTTGTCGACAACATCGAGCGCTGCATGGGACATGTGCGGCTCGCCAAAGACGCGCAACGGCTCAAGAATATGCAGCTCTCCAAGCTGGGAGAAATCAGCGCTCTGTCAAGCGTAGAAAAGCCAATCCTGACACCTGAGCAGATCGCAGGTCATCAGGACATGTGGGCCGAGGATAACCTGAAGGATTACCCGTACCTACTAATCAATCCGATGACGGATCAGAACGGCAATCAAGCAGCATCCGGGCCGGTGGCCTACACCCGAAGCCCGCAGATACCGCCAGCCATGGCCGCGCTCTTGCAGATCACAGAAACCGACATGCAGGACATTCTTGGCAATCAGGGCGGCGCTGACAAGATGGTCAGCGGTATCTCTGGAAAAGCCGTCGAGATGATCCAGACGCGGGTTGACATGCAGTCTTTCATCTACATGAGCAACTTCGCCAAAGCCATGAAGCGCAGCGGTGAAATTTGGCTTTCGATGGCGAAGGACGTCTACATTGAGGACAAGCGCAAAATGAAGACCATTGCGAAAACTGGCAAGGCCGGGATTGTCGAACTCATGCAGCCCTCGATTGATCAGGAAACCGGGGAAATGATCATGGCCAATGACATGGCCAGCGCAGCATTCGACGTGGTGGCCGAGGTCGGGCCGTCCAGCTCAAGCAAGAAAGCGGCGACCGTGCGCGCCTTGACAGGCATGCTCCAGATGACACAGGATCCGGAGACGATCCAAGTGTTGACCGCCATGGCCATGATGAACATGGAAGGCGAAGGACTGAGCGACACCAACGCATACTTTCGCAAAAAGCTATTGCGCATGGGCGCGGTAAAGCCATCCGACGAAGAGGCTCAGGAACTCATGGCCGAGATGCAGGGCAAGCCCCAAGACCCGAATGCAGTCTACTTGCAGGCAGCGGCGGAAGAGGCAACAGCGAAGGCGGCCCAGGCTCGCGCAAACACGGTCAAGACCATTGCCGACGCGGAACTAAGCAGGGCCAAAACAGTCGAGACAATCAGCAACGTGGACATGGATTCTCAAAACCACTCGCTCAAGCTGGCAGAACAGATCGGCCAAGTTGTCCAGCAACAAACCACGGCAACCACGCAGCCGTTTTAATGCGTGAGTTTTGAAAGGTAAACATGCCACTTTGGAAACAACGACTATTCGCGCGCCTGATGAAGCCAGTCGATGGCGACGGGGCGGACGGCGGCGGCACTGAAACGGGGGGTGATGATGAAACCATGGAAGGCGGTAATTCTGGCGATGTTGATAACGATGATGACGCACCTGCCAATAGTGATGATGATCCTGATGACGAAGGCGACGAAGTAACGGTATCCATTGGCGACGAAGCACCGCCAGCGCAGGAAGAGCACACGCCAGCGCCGGAGTGGGTGAAAGAGCTGCGCAAGAGCAACCGTGAACTGCAACGCCAGAACCGCGAGCTACAGGGCAAGCTGCAAACAACCGGGCAGACTGAGCCAAAGCCAGCGGCACTCGGGAAAAAGCCAAGCCTTGAAGATCACGATTACGACGCCGAAAAATTCGAGGTTGCCTTGTCCGATTGGTTCGAGCGCAAGCGCAAAGCCGACGACATTGCAGCCCGGCAAGAGGCGGAAATCGCCAACCAGCAGAAGGCGTGGCAGACCAAGCTGGACAGCTACACAACGGCAAAAACAGCGCTCAAGGTCAAAGACTTTGAAGACGCCGAGGCTGTGGCGCAAGAGCTGTTCAGCGTCACCCAGCAGGGCGTTGTGCTCCAAGGTGCGGACAATCCCGCACTGGTCATCTATGCCATCGGCAAGAACCCAAAAAAGGCCAAAGAACTGGCTGCCATCAAAGACCATGTGAAGTTTGCCTTCGCAGTCGCAAAACTGGAGAAAGAATTGAAAGTCACACCACGCAAAACAGCACCACCACCTGAAAAAGTAGTTACCGGAACAGGCCGGTCATCCGGGGCCGTGGACTCAACCTTGGAGCGCCTGCGGGAAGAAGCGGCGCGCACTGGCAACATGACGAAAGTGATAGCGTACAAACGGCAAAAGAAGGCATAATGCGCGAAATGGGTGCCGCTAGCCCTGAAACAAAATAGCAGTTGAATGGCCTCCGCCAGCCCATTGGTGAGTGAAAGACACGGCAGAAATGCCAATTTTTTTATTCAACCAATGGAGCTATCAAAATGGCAAATGCATTCAGCAAAGAGGAGCGCGTAGCGTTCGAGGACATCCTTGAAGGCTTCAATGACGCCCTCGTATTGAGCAACAACGTCTCGATCTACAACACAGATCAGACGATGATGGAGCGCACAGGTAATCAAATCTGGCGGCCACAACCCTACATCGCACAGTCGTTCGACGGCACCGACCAGACCGCCAACTTTGGCGACAGCACACAGCTGGCAGTACCCGCGACCATCGGCTACAGCAAGTCCGTTCCATGGATCATGACCGCGACAGAGCTGCGCGACGCGCTGCAAGAAAACCGCCTTGGCGCTGCTGCAAAGCAGAAGCTGGCAAGTGACATCAATGTGGCCGTGATGAACGTCGCCAGCCAGCAAGGCACGCTCATCGTGAAGCGCACGACCGCCGCCGCAGGCTTCGACGATGTGGCGCAAGCCGAGGCCATTTTCAACGAGCAGGGCATTCAAGCCTTCGAGCGTTATTTGGCCTTGAGCACTCGCGATTACAACGGCATGGCCAGCAACCTTGCAGCCCGCGCAACCATGACCGGCAAGCCGACCACAGCTTACGAGAAAGCCTACGTCGGCCAAGTGGCCTCTTTCGAGACTTACAAGCTGGACTACGCCAACCGCGTTGCTGCGGCTCAGGGCGGCGCTGGCCTGACTATCAACACGCTGGACGCTGGCCTGCAATATTACACACCTCGTGCAATCTCGGTGGCAACTACCGGAGAATCCAGCAACGTGGATAACCGTTACCAGACAGTCACAATCAGCGACACAACCGGCGTAGCAGCCGGTGATTGCTTCACTATCGCGGCTCTTAATGCAGTGCATCACATCACCAAGGGCGACACAGGCCAGTTGAAGACTTTCCGGGTTATCTCGGTGGACTCTGCTACGACCATGACCATCAGCCCTCCGATGATCACCGGCCAAGGCGGCACCGATGCCGAATTGCAGTATCAAAACTGTGTCATCAACACCAAGGCGGCAAACAGCGCCATTACGTTCTTGAACACCGTGGCCGCGTATGCAAATCCGTTCTGGCAAAAAGACGCAATCGAAATCCTGCCGGGCCGCTACGCTGTGCCGACAGACGCAGGCGCAGCCGTGATGCGTGCCAGCACTGAGCAGGGCATTGAGCTGGTGATGACGAAGCAATTCGATGTCAACACCCTGAAAACCAAGTATCGCTTGGATACCTTGTTTGGCGTGGTGAACAAGCAACCTGAGATGACAGGTTTGATTCTGTTCTCGCAGACCTAATTGAAGGCGACCGGCTGCCAATCATGGCGGCTGGTTTTCTCAACAAACAACCTTAATTCGAAAGCACATCATGGCAAAAGTTTACGCCCAAGGAACCCAGACAGTAGTTCTGGCGGACACGTACAAAATCGCGGTATTGAGTGACTCTCCCGTCACCCTTTACAAGCAAGTAGGCTACCCCAATCACCCCGCTACTTGGGACTTGCTCTACACAACCGCTGCCGGTGAAAATTACACCTCTGCGGCAATGACAGCCATTACCAGCATCAGAATTGATGCAAGCGCGTCTGACGTTCAATACGATACCGGCACAGCTCCCGTTGTCGGCGCTCTGACAGATGATTTGTCAGCAACTGATGCAACGTGGACAGTGACCGGCTTGGCTGCGGCTCAGGGCGGCTATGTTCGCATGGTTGGCGGAACGTCCAGCACGGCAGGCAATGCAGGCGGTGCCTCTGGCTTGCTTGGTGGCACTCCCGGCGCTACCGGCGTTGGCGGCGCTGCCACCGTGACCGGCGGCGCAGGCGGATCTACATCCGGCAAGGGCGGCGCTGCCACCGTGACCGGCGGCGCAGGCACGGCGGGCAATGGCTCGGGCGGATCTGTGATTCTGCAACCGGGCGCAAAGAACGGCTCTGGCCTTGACGGCGGCGTGTTCAACCGTGGAACAACCCAGTTCCGCAAGCAATCCGCAGCCACAGCGAAGGCGGACGGCGCGGAGAGCATTACAGCGGCTCAGATGATTAACGGCATCGTAGTGTTTACCGTTACCACTGGCCGCACCATGACCACGCCAACCGGCGCGGCGATCTTGGCTGGCTGCCCTACCGACATCGCAGCAGGCGATTCGTTTGACTTCACCCTGATCACCATCGGCGCAGGTGCGGACGACATTGCTACGCTGACAGCCGGTGACGGAGATGTGACCTTTGTGGGCAGCGTGACGGTCGGGCCTTCTGGCTCAACCTTTAACGACTTCGGTACTTGGCGCTTCCGCTACACGGGCGCGAATGCGTTTGTCGGCTACCGCGTAGGCTGATTAACAAGGGGGCGTAAGTGCCCCCCTTTTTTCAAGGATTGACCCATGCAGTTCCCTCGTTTGGTTTACAAGAGCGCCGACAAATACCAACTGGCGGCAGACATCGAAGCATTTGACTCGCTTGTCAGCGCCGGGTGGTTTGCCACTGTGCCCGATGCCATTGCAGGAAAGACCGCGCCAGCGGTGGCAACACCAGAACCTGACTTGGGGCCGGTTGACGAAGTGTCAGCACCAACCCGGGCGGAACTTGAGCAACGCGCTACTGAGCTTGGCATCAAGTTTGACGGGCGCAACAGTGACAAAAAGCTGGCTGACCTTATCGCACAAAGGAAGTAAAAATGTCCACGTTTATCCCATTCAATCCGGCCTACACAAGCGGACAAACCAAAACATCGGCGGCTCTTGCTGCTTCGTTTTCAATTGCTGATGGTACCGATCAAGTGTGCATCACAAACACTGGCAGCAATATCGCCTATGTCCGCATCGGCTCAGGATCATTTTCAGCGACAACGGCAGATTACCCAGTGCTCGCAGGCTCGCAGGTTGTTTTGACAAAAGCACAGGACGACACGGCTATCAGCCACATTTCGGCAAGCGGGACAACGCTTCACTTTATCTGCGGCAGCGGCTTCCGATAATCCGGTTTTAGGACTCGGAAATGTCTTACACAAAACGCCAATTCGTAGCCGCCGCGTTCGAAGAAATCGGGCTTGCATCCTACGTCTTTGACCTGAGCCCTGAGCAGCTTCAATCCGCGCTGCGCAAGCTGGACGCCATGATGGCCACATGGAATGCACAGGGCATCCGGCTGGCCTACCCGCTGCCATCCAGCCCCCTGGACAGCGACTTGGACGAGGAAACCAGCGTACCGGACAGCGCCAATGAGGCCATCTACACAAACCTCGCAATCAAGCTTGCGCCCAGCTACGGCAAGCAGGTAATGCCAGACACCAAGGCCACGGCCAAAGAGTCATACAACGTCCTGTTGTCGCGCGCAGCCATGCCCATGGAAATGCAGATGCCGGGCACTATGCCAGCTGGCGCAGGCAACAAGACTTGGCGCGGCACTGAGACGCCCTACTTGCGCAGGCCGGTCGATCCGTTGCTTGCCGGTGGCGATGGCGAAATCGAATTTAACTGAGGGTAAAAAATGCCAACAATCAACCAGCTATCAAGCGTATCGTCCTTGTCGGGCGGCGATCTGCTCCCAGTCTACGTGCCAAACAATGGCGATGCGCGCAAGGTATCCATTACGCAGCTCTTGGCCTACTTCCAGACCAGCTTTGCAGCCCCAACGGTGGCGACAAATCTTTACGTCCCGGCGACTGGCTTCAATCAAACCGTTCCAACGCCAGTGAGCGAGCAGCAATGGATGATCCTGCAACCGGCTGGCACGCTGGCAACTGGCACGATCACACTCCCACTCAATACCGGCGTGGCCGATGGTACCGAGGTGCTTGTCACATCTACCCAGATCATCACGACATTTACGCTGGCGGCCAATGGAGCGGCCAATACATACGGCGCACCGACCACCATGGCGGCCAATGCCTTCTTTCGGATGCGCTTCCATCTGGCAACAAATAGCTGGTACCGCATCGGGTAGGCGCTTGGGTAAGTCATGCAGGTCCAAATACTCAACGGCATCTATGCCAGCAACACCCCAGAGCTGCGCACCAGCTATCCGGTGAACATGATCCCGGTCCCGAAAAAGTCCGGCATCAGTAACGGGTTCTTGCGCCCGGGGGATGGCATCGTTGGCAATGGCACAGGACCGGGCATAGACCGGGGCGGCATCTATTGGAACGGCATTGTTTACCGCGTCATGGGAACAAAGCTTGTGACTGTGGACAGCGGAGGAAATGTAACCACCTTGGGCGACGTTGGCGGGCCATCGGGCGAACTTGTAACGCTTGATTACAGCTTCGATTTACTCGGAATTGCATCGGGCGGGCGGCTTTACTTCTGGAATCCTGCCACCCTCACGCTTGCGCAAAACACAGACGCAGACCTTGGAACGGTGCTTGATTTCTGCTGGGTCGATGGATATTTCATGACCACAGACGGGGAAAATTTGGTTGTCACCGAGTTGACGGACCCGTTCGCAGTCAACCCGATAAAGTACGGCAGCTCAGAGGCTGATCCTGACCCAGTGATGGCGCTGCTCAAGCTGCGCAACGAGGTCTATGCACTCAACAGCAACACCATCGAGGTGTTCGACAACGTGGGCGGCGCTCTGTTCCCGTTCCAACGCATCGCAGGCGCACAAATCCAAAAAGGCGTAGTGGGTACGCACGCTTGCTGCCAATACCTTGAGCGAATCGCCTTTGTCGGTGGTGGGCGCAACGAAGCACCGGCCATCTATGTTGGCGCGGACGCTACGACGCAGAAAATCAGCACGCAAGAAATTGACGATCTACTTTTGCAATACACAGAGTCACAGCTTTCGCTGGTGCAGCTTGAATCACGCACCTACAAAGATCACCAATATCTCTATGTTCACTTGCCAAATGGTTCTCTCGTTTACGACGCGGCGGCATCGGCGGCGCTGGGTGAGCAAGTGTGGTTTGCCCTGACCACGGCAGTCGTCGGCTTTGCGCAGTACCGGGCAAGGAACTTCGTTTGGGCTTTCGATAAGTGGCTTGTAAGCGATCCGCAATCAAGCGCAATCGGATACTTGGTGCAGGACACCGGGCACCACTGGGGCGATCAGGTTCGCTGGGAGTTCGGCACGCTCATCGTTTACAACGAGGGCAACGGCGCAATTTTCAATGAGCTGGAGCTCGTCGCTCTGACCGGCAGCGTGGCCATTGGCACAAATCCACAAATCAGCACCAGCTACAGCGTAGACGGCAAGTCATGGAGTCAAGATCGAAGCATTGCCGTGGGCACCACGGGCAGCAATAAGCGTCTTGCGTGGTTCCAGCAAGGTCACATGCGCAACTGGCGCATTCAGCGTTTCCGTGGCGACAGTGATGCTCATGTGTCATTCGTGCGGCTTGAAGCGCAAATCGAGCCTTTGGCGTTCTGATCATGGCCACCAACTCAAGCCGCCTCAATCTGACCCGTGACCAGCTCGCGAGTTTCTTGACCGACCACCAGCAAATAAAGCAATTTGAGATGCTGTTTTCAGCGGTCGACGCGATAGCGCCAAACGTAGTTTTGGAAATCAATATTGCAGTTGGCACCGCGCAGGCAACGGCAAATAACGCGATTGACCAAATCATTGCGCTTGGTCAGGATATGGCCGTAAACGATGCGGCAATGAGCGCCAAAGTGCATCAAGCGATGGATGCAATCCCGCGGTTGGCGCAGGCACTGGAGTTGCTTGCGGCTGCCCCAGTCGCGCAGGCTCAGATGCCACTGTTCGACGACCTGACACCACGTGCTGAGCTTGGCACCATGGCCGCGCAGAACGCTGAAAAGGTTGCCATCACAGGCGGGACTATCGCGGGTATATCGTTCGGTGGGTTCCCCGCTGGTACTGTGTCGTTACCAAGCCTGTACTGGGGGACGGACACGGCCACCGGGTTTTACCGCATCGGCGCAAACAATATCGGCTACTCGTACAACGGGACGAAGTTACTCGACTTGTCGGCAACGCTGCTCGGGGTAACTGGCGGTGTGAGTGTCACGACCCAATTCACATCGTCGGTGGCGACTGGAACCCCTCCACTGGTGGTTGCCAGCACAACGAACGTTGCCAACTTGAATGCATCGTCATTGGGTGGTGCGACATTCGCGGCACCCGGTGCAATCGGTGGAAGCACCCCCGGAACAGGGTCGTTTACGACCCTCACTGCGAACACTGTACATACAAGTAAGGGTAATAGCGGCAGTCTCCCTGACGCGACGGCAACCACCATTTTCACGGCAGGCCTCGGGTTTTACACGGTAGCGGTCAGACTCCCTGCTGGTGTCGGGGACGCCACGAATTGGATGGCTGCTGCGAATGTGTATTGCGATGGGACAGCAAGCAGAATCATCGCCAACAACACTGCTGTACTGGTCCTTTCCCTGTCTGGTAATAATGTGCAGGTCTGGCAGAACTCAGGCGGTACACAGGCTGGTGGTGTGGAATACTCCTACATCCTGCAGAAGCTCGATTAACGAAGAATAAGGAGTCATCATGACAGTAACCGTAAAAGTTCTCATCCCTGCAAAGATCGCTGAGTCGTCACAGACCACTCAGTACACGGCAACCAATGTCACCACGATCATCGACAAATTCACTGCCACAAACTACAGTGCTGGTGCGGTCACGTTGTCCGTGAATCTGGTCACTTCAG